ATGCGTATATGTGCCGCGCTGTACATGATTATGGCGAACCGGTACGACTGGCAGATGTTTATTGAGGCCACCGGAGACGGCGGGAGCGGTAAAAGTACATTCACACACATAGCCAGCCTTCTGGCAGGGAAACAAAACACGGTAAGCGCTGAAATGACATCGCTTGATGATGCTGGTGGGCGTGCGCAGGTTGTCGGGAGTCGTCTTATCGTCCTGGCAGACCAGCAGAAATATACAGGCGAAGGAACGGGCATCAAGAAAATCACGGGCGGCGACCCCGTGGAAATTAACCCGAAATATGAAAAGCGTTTTACGGCGGTAATCAGGGCGGTGGTGCTGGCAACCAATAACAATCCGATGATATTCACCGAACGGGCCGGAGGTGTGGCACGTCGTCGGGTGATATTCCGGTTCGATAACATCGTAAGCGAGGCAGAAAAAGACAGGGAGCTACCGGAAAAGATCGCGGCTGAAATCCCTGTCATTATCCGCCGCTTGCTGGCGAACTTTGCCGACCCTGAAAAGGCACGGGCTTTACTCATTGAACAGCGTGACGGTGATGAAGCACTGGCAATAAAGCAACAGACGGATCCGGTTATTGAGTTTTGCCAGTTCCTGAATTTTCTGGAGGAAGCACGCGGCCTGATGATGGGCGGCGGTGGCGATTCAGTGAAGTACACGACCAGAAACAGCCTTTACCGCGTCTATCTGGCGTTTATGGCGTACGCAGGCAGGAGCAAACCGCTAAACGTAAATGACTTTGGCAAGGCTATGAAGCCAGCCGCGAAAGTTTACGGACATGAATATATTACGCGGAAAGTTAAAGGAGTAACGCAGACTAACGCAATAACAACAGACGATTGCGACGCGTTTTTATAATTTGTTGCAATGGCTGTCTACCCTGTCTACCTGAGTAAAGAAAAATACATTTAATTCAGTACATTAACTTGGGTAGACAGCCTTTTTTTACTGTCTACCTACTATCTACCCTCTCTACCTGATTTTACCTGAATCAGACAGGGAGGTAGATACGGGGTAGATAGTGGATAAAAGCACTCTACCCCACTGAAAGCCGCGCCATTACTGGCATGGTGGCCAGTAAGGTAGATAAGGTAGACAAGGGGAGGCACAACTCAAAACTTTTTAAACGAGGGGGTAAAAATAAAAATGCGCACATCAGGAAAACTTAATAATCAGAAGAAGCAGCATAACCGCGCCATTGACCTTACAGAGCACTGGCTGAGAGTGGCGATAAAAATCATCGACCGCAACACGGGGGAAGGATACGCGAAAGCACATCCCGACCTGATAAGCGCATTCATGACCACAGCGGCGGCAAACTTTGCCACGCTGACAGAATGGGAGATTGCCGAAGCGGAACAGGTTACAACCATCAACGTTAAAAGCGCTGGAGAATAACCGAAGAAGTGAGCACACAGCCGGAGCAATCCGGCTTTTTTGTAGGTACTCCTGGCTTGGTGGGCCTGTCCACGGGGCGGGCGGGCGCGGAAAAAGGCGCATTTTTTGATTTTTATGGCACCATCACCACCACTATAAGTTATTGATATATTGAGGAATAAAAATTTTTAGTGTCGAATCAGGTTGTTTTTTGTTCATCACTGGAGCGTTCCCGAAAACATTTACAAAAAAACAGGCGCAAAAAAAAGCGCCCTCGATTGCTGTTACCGGAGGCGCTTTTACACGACAAAGGAGTTTTTATCGCCAGGATGACGAGTCTTAATATTGCTTCAATAGCAAAAATGCGTCAATGGCTTTGCCTCTCTGAGAATAATCAGAAAAAATATAATCTAATTTTCAGGTAGAAAATGATTTATCTATTACTTTTATCGATCAATAATGATGCCCGTTAATCAAAACGGAGGCGGATTTATGCCAGAGAACAACACCAGAAAGCCGGATAAAAGTGCCACGGTACACATAGACGCCGGAACTATGGAGAAGATCGAACGCTATCAGCAGTTCATCAAAGACAATCACCCGGGTATGCCGGTACCCACGAAAGGACAAATCACACGCAGCGCGGTTGAATACTGGTACAGGGCAACGTTAGGAGCCTGGCTATGAAAACATGGTTTTCCATTAAGGCTATGGCAGATGTTGTCTATGTGCGCATTTATGACGAGATCGGCGGGTACGGTGTAAAAGCATCGGCACTTACTGACGAGATCAACGCGTGTGGTAATGCGTCTGAAATCCATCTTCGCATCCATTCACCTGGTGGCGACATCTTTGAAGGGCTGGCTATCTATAACGCCCTGAAAAATCATCCGGCAAAGAAAATTGTACACATTGAAGGCATGGCGGCTTCTATGGCCTCGTTTATTGCCATGTGTGGCGATCACATCGTTATGCCTGAAAACGCAATGATGATGATACATGCCCCCCGTGGTGTTACTGCCGGAGTGTCGGGCGACGTTCGCCGCTTTGCTGACCTGATGGACAAGCTGGGCGACACGATGGCTGAAACCTACGCCGGAAGAACGGGCAGGAGCAAACAGGAAATCACCGCCATGATGGAGGCGGAAACCTGGATGGATGGCAATGAGTGTAAGGCTAACGGCTTCGCAGATGAGGTTATACCCGCGATTACAGCAATGGCCCGAATTGAATCAAAACGAATCGGAGATTTTTCAAATATGCCGGAAAAAATTAAAAGCATGATCAGCCAGAAAACTGGCAGTGGCGAACAGGAACGACTTAACGGCATCCGTGAATTGTTTGGCACGTTCAACGGAAGATATAACGACCTGGCTATAAGTTGTCTTGCTGATTCAGAATGTAGCGTTGAGAATGCACGCGAACGCCTTTTACTCGCTATGGGTAAAGAATCAACGCCAACAAATAAAACCACCCCCGCAAATCTTTACTACGCGTACACGGATAACGGCAACATAACCGGCGATGCAATGCGCCAGGGGCTTAATGCGCGTCTTGGTCACGAACGGGCCGAACGCGGTAATCCTTACGCCATGATGAGCCTTTTCGATATGGCACAGGCATCATTAACCCATCGTGGTATAAGCACGGGCAGCTACGGAACACGCTCGCAGATAGTAAACGCGGCATTCAACCACAGCAGCAGCGATTTTACCGATATCCTTGCTGGTGGTGCTGAAAAATCAGTGCTTGCAGGCTGGGAGCACAGCGGCGAAACATTCCGCCAGTGGACGAAAAAAGGTTCCCTTTCAAACTTTCGTGAAGCCCGCCGCGTTGGTCTGAATGGTTTCTCTACGTTAAACAAAGTGCCGGAAGGGGCAGAATATAAATACATCACCACCAGCGATCGCGGTGAACCCATCGCGCTGGCTACTTACGGGAATATTTTCAGCATTACCCGCCAGGCGATAATCAATGATGACCTTGATCAGTTATCAACGGTGCCAATGGCTATGGGCCGTGCAGCATCAAGAACGGTGGGAAATCTGGTTAATCTGGTGCTTACAGGCAACGTAAAACTTTCTGATGGAATAGCGCTGTTTGACAAAAAACACAGCAACCTGATTGAAGCAGGACTGACAACACCGGGACTTAGTGCAGCACGTCACCTGATGCGCACACAGAAGGACAAAAATGGCGAAGTGCTGAATATTGCGCCTAAATTCCTTTTAGTTCCGGCAGCACTGGAAGATCGCGCGTTGCAGATGATTAACTCAACCGCACCTTTCGGGGCAGATAAAAACAGCGGGATCTTTAACCCGTATCACAAACTACTGGATATTATCGTCGATCCCCGCCTTGATGATATCAGCGAAAAACAATGGTACATGCTTTCCGCACAGGGAACGGACACAATCGAGGTGGCTTATCTTGATGGCAATGACGAGCCTTACCTTGAACAGCAGGAAGGTTTCATCGTTGACGGTGTGGCCTGGAAAGTCCGTATTGATGCTGGTGTGGCCGCTCTGGATTATCGCGGTATGGTCAAATCAGGCGGTACCGATTCACTATGACAACAAGGCGGCACCAGCCGCCTTTTTTGCGGGTCCTCCTGGTGGGGTGGGTATGAACACGGGGCGGGCGGGCGCGGAAAAAAGCGCATTTTTGTGATTTTATCGTCATCATCATCATGTATGTAACCTGTTGTTTTTAATGTAATCGATGCAAAAAAGATGATGGAGAAGGTTGTTTTTTGTTCGACATCTTTTAGCGTGACAGATTCTTTACAAAAAATCTGAGCTTGTTTTCTTAACCAGCGCGATGGGGGCACAATGACAGAAACCGAACTACTGCGATTAATCCGCCGCGTCGCCGGAATCAACCAGCAGGCTGACGAACAGGCCACGCAGCCGGACAGCGTGACCGCAGAAAATTATGTTCGTGTGGTTGCTGAGGTGATGCACCGTGATGGTATCCAGCTTAATGATGCGGATATGCGCGACATACGGATCCGCGTTCTTGAAATGCTGGCCTACCGTCGCCGGATACAGACGTACAGGGAAAAAGCCAAAATAACGTACCAGTGGAAGAAGCCGGAGCGGTTACGGCGGTAACTTGCTGAAGTTAAAGCATAATGCAAATTTGCACTCTGGCCTAACCCGTTAATATTTCAGCAAAGTGCAAATTTGCGTTCTGTAGCTGGTGGCTGGCAGAATGTAAATTTACATTCTGGTGATTTAATCATCTGATTTACCCAGCCCGTACCGGATTACCGTACAGTGAGCGCCATCGCTACCGATACGCACATCAAAGCGGGGTTCGCGCACTTTCACGCGGTACAGGATCCCATCATTTACCATAGCGTTTAACGTTCGTCGGGTTGCCTCTATGTGATATCGCTGATATTCGGAACCATAGAGCAGCACTGTCACACCACGAACATCAAAAGGCGGATCTCCGGCCTCCACCCGCACCCAATCGCGATACTCAGGTTTGTAAAGTTCAAGAATCTGTTTTTTGTGCCTGGTCATTCTCATGTGTGATTCCTTATTGTGGGACAGTACTGTCATACAATAAGCTATGAGGGAAATTATCAAAAGAACGGAAACCAACCATTCAGATTTAACAGGTATCAATGGGATTATGCTTATGGTGCATGATGACAAAGCGGAAGAACTGGAAGCGAAAGGTTTATGGCGACGGGCGGCTAATCGCTGGGGTGAGTTACTGAAACAGGCGGCAAGTGATGAAGCGCGTCAGTATGTAACGGAACGACGAACGGCATGTATCCGGAAGGCAACCATAACCCGGGAACCGGAAAGAGACCTGATTTGTGCCATAAGAACCGCCGCCACAAAAACACTAACGGACATGGGGATCGACCTGAAAAAAGAAGATCCACTGCGGGGCATTCAGCACGGACATACAAAGCGGGATAAACGCAGGAAGTAA